TTTCGTGACGGTTGTCTCAATGCGAAAATACAGGTAGCGGCGCCAAACGTCTTCTTCAGGTACATCACGCGCATTCACAAGGGCGATGTCGATGAAGCCCATCTCAGTCCGCTCTTGGTAGAGCTTGATCAGGACCTTGTCTGCAAAGTCGCGCATCTCAGCTTCAGCGCGTGACCAGACATCAATCTGCATCATAACGTCTAGCTGCTGCAGTGTGTCCGGGAAGCCTCCATGCAGGCGAGCTGAAATCAAGGTCAAAGTGGCAGAAGGCAAAGGAAGAGTTCCGGGCGGCCTAACCTCGTAAACCTTCAAACCCTCAATCCCACGCAACTTCTCGGCTATCGTGTTCTCGACAGTCTGGATAGGCGTTGACATTGCTTAACTTGCTGCTCCCCTTTGCTTCAGGACCAGACGCGCATTCCAGACGCATCCAAAGCCCAACAAAATGAATCCAAGAATCGCCGAGATCCAAGCAAACGGACGAAACTGCTTCACTATGAGGAAGATGATCTGTAGGTAAAGGAACAGCCAACTAACTGCACCGACCTTCAGAACTGCGAACCACGCCCACCCCAGAGTCTTGATGATAGGAGCAAGGAACAGATTGTCTTCCCGAAGACCATGATGTCTAACGCCGCATTGCGTGATCATGACGTCGAAGAGGTTCAGGGTCCACATCATCCAAAGGATCTCAATGAAGGTCAGCTCAGCCCACATGGTGCTCACCTTGTCGAGGCGAATGTGTGACTCGTGATCTGACGAAGCGTTTCCATTGCGCTTGCTTTGAACAGCTTCTCCTTCTCTTCGCTCTTAGCCAGGCGGTGGAAACAGTAGGCCGCTGCCAAGAAGGTTGAGGCTGCCTGGATTGGCTTCATGTCGTAGCGGTAGGTGATCTCGACTTCGGCGTCGATGCTTGGCGCTGTCGTGAAGATGATCTTTCCCTCTGCGCCTCTGAGCTCAAATTTGTTTGATGCTTGCTGAACGGTATCTACGTAGACTGTGACTTTCGTTTCGTCGTCGGTTGTGTTGCCCTGCTCATCCACTATTGGCTTGTAGAGAGTTCGAAAGGTCTTGTTCTTGGAAGATTTCTGGATGCCGAGCAATTCTTTGAGTTGCTGTCCGGTCCAAACTTTCTCTGTGATCTGCTCTATTTCCTTGTCAGCGTGGTCAATCATCTCTTCGACTATTGAGTCGCCGATCTCTCTCGCGGTTAGCCCAGAGAGATTCCTAACCGCTTCCTTTGATGTGTATGGCAAACATACTCACCTGTAACGGTTCGTTCAGATTCCTCAAAAATGGGGAAACTTCTCAAAACAGGAAACTTGCGGAAAAAGGGATCTTGGGCTTAGGCCGTGATGATCTTCACGATGCCCTTCGGGTTCAATATGCCTACCCCGTACTCCATTGTGCCGTACATGTAGGTCTTCCTTTCGCCAGGCTCGTACTTCGGTTCCACTTCAGGATCCCGCTTGACCTCTTCGACCCACACTCTCTCAGATGTCAAGAAAGCGTGGTAGGTTGTGATTCCTCCTGCACCGGTACCAGTTGGGACCTGCGTGGTCTTCAGCACCTTGATGCCTAACCACTGTCCTATTTCGCCGTTCAGGATGACTTCTCGTCCGCCGTACTGGGCAGCGTTGATGAACTTCTCATTCTTCAGAAGAGCGTTTTCTTGAGCTGGATGGATGACTACGTATCGAGGTTCACGCTTCTCCTTCCGCATCGCTGTGATACCGTCAGCGATCAGATCGGTTGTGAGAACATCGTCGGCAACAATTTCGCTCTCTTGGGTGGCGTCACCGCCAAAGAGTGTGCCTGCGATACCTGACGCTGCATTGAGAAGCGCCAAGATATCCTTGTCTTCTTTGTTTGCTACGGCTTCACTGAGTAGGTCGGTGAGGACATCGACGACATTGAATGTGATCTGTTCGATAACCTGCCTTGTCACCGAGAGGGCCGCGATGATTTCCTTGACCGTGATCTCTAGGCGGTCCACGGTCACAGCCAGTTCATCTGGCTTTGTGCCTTCAGTTGCATCCACTGCCTCAAGGATCGTCGGAACCTTGGGGAAGTAGAACTTGTTTCCTGGAGATCCGCGCAGCGTCGTGTCAACGATACCAAGCGCCCTCATCACTCGCTTCGGTTGGGCTTCGAGCTCAACTTGCGGCGACCATACGATCGGTATGGCTTTGGCTGCGTCGGTTGTGGTCAACGCTTCCTTAAGCCTGTTGGCGACCTGTACTTGCCAAGGCGAGATTGCTTCTTGGACTGTGGCCACGATCCCTTTTCCTGCTTCTTCCTTCGACACTTCTCCTTCAACCTCCTTCTTCTCCTCAACCTTCGTCTCAAGCTGCTCCTTCAAGCGAAGAAGATCCTCGGTTGGAACATGCTCTAAGCCGGTTGGAGCATTTGCTGAAGCGGTTGAGGATGGAGTCTCTTCCATTCGATCAACTCCTTTCCGAATTTTCTGTTACTCATAGATCCCGACACGAGGCCGAGTCTCAGTAACCTTGACTGGTAGAAGCCAGCGAATTTTCTTTCGCACGCCGGTGCTCACCCGGCATTCCTGTGGCAGAAATTTGTTCCTCAAAATTCTTTAACATCGACCAGACCGAAAGGTAGCGTGTCGCCAGATAGAAGTGATTGCAAAATGGTAGAATTAGTTGAGGAAACGTCTGACGAGAGAATAGGCCTGAAGTTCAAAGATATCTTGTCGGTTTGCTCCGTGTCCAAAAAGCATGAAGAGGACTGTACTGATCTTGAACTAGTTTACAAACCTGGAAAGAGTGGAATTAGAATCGATCCAAAGAACCTTCTGAACTTTCTCGATTCCTTTCAGGGAAAGCAAGTTGCGATGGAAGTCATTCCAATATGTGTCTTAGAGCAATGCATCAAAGAATGTGTAGAATCAGGTCGTGGCAGGCATGCATCTCCAGAGGAGGTGGAGATATCGACCAATTCCCATTCTCGTTATCTGGACATAGGCAAGGATTGGGGAATAAGAGCACACCTGAAGTGCGTCATAGAAGTCTATCAAATCTGACAACAAGAGTCAAGCGAGATGCATAGAACATTAGGCTATGATTCCTCTTCTTCTGAGTTCCGTGATTACTGCCAGCCGGTATTGGTCCTTCTGGCGGTCTCCTAAGGATTCAGCAAGCCTGCGCTCCCAGAGTCTGATACTTGTGAGAGGATCCCCGGGAGCCACACCTTCGGTTAGCAGATCTAGACGTGTGAAGGCGATGCCGCGTGGAACAAGGACTTCGCCTACATCTGCGGTTCGGAACTTGGCTTCGATGCTGACATTTCTGATTTTGCCGGATTCGTAGAGCTTATTCGTTTCTTCGTCTTCGATCTTAACAACTGCCTCGACACGGTTGCTCTCGAACTCTGAATCTGCGACCTTATTCGCTGGAAATGGAAGCTGCCTTTCATGATTAATGCCGATTGGCTTGTCCATCAGGGTGCGGCCTGCATATTTGAGCTCCTCCTCCGTGTACTTGACCCTGTTACCCGTGGTAATGACGTGGATGGCGTGGGCTCTGTAGAAGTGGCCTCGTCCTCCTTCAACGCGCTTGTAATACTCGATCGGTGGAGCCCACCGGAACGATTCGGCTAGACTCGCGATTCGAAACCTAAGTCTGCTGAACGGGTTCACTTTCACTCACTTGTAGGTCCGGATGATCCTTAATCCATGCGCGTGCCTTCTCTAGGGTCCAGCCTTTCTTCTTCGAGAAGATGACTGATTGAATTGTGAGCTTGTCTTCGCCCCTCAGTTTGCCCACAACTGCTTTGATTCCTTCGTCCTGGCTTAGCCAGATGGTGCGGAAGCTGTAGGGCTGAAACGTGTCGGGTTCACGGACTCTGCGGCGAATGTTGTTCTCGTTCTCATCCCACCCTTCAGCCAGCTTCGCTGCATACTGTTGCTTATCCTCGTCTGTTTCAGGGACCACGTGGATCCTTCCGCCTTTGTCGCTGAAGAAACGCATCTCCTTCAGACTCTCGGCAGCCAAGGTCTTCTCCTCTGTCTGCTCTTGAAGCTCGAAGCCTGCATACTTCGCCAACATGTTGCGGACCTCTTCTCGGGTGAGGTATTCGATGCCGCTTGTAGCGCTGATCTGGGCGAGTTGGACGATATGTTCGATCTTGACCTCGGGTCGTTCCTGCATCCCCCAGCGGATTCGAACCCCTGCTGCTTTCGGATCGATGTCGTTCTGTTGGAGAAGAACCTTGAAGACATCTCTCTCAACGATCCGTGCCAAGTCTCGCTGCAGTTTCGTGATCTTTCGGTCAGCCATCTTCGTGGCTTCGGTTGCGCTTGCCTCTGTAAAGCCTGGCGTCGTGAACAAGCGCGTCATGGGAGTTTGTAGGCCTTGCACCACCTGTGAGTAAATGTGCTCGATCATGCCGTCGAATCGGGCGGAAGGATTGATGTCTAGGGAGTCAACTTCGACAGGTTTGTTCGTGACGAAGTCTGCATCTGCTGGTGCTGACTGGATTGTAGGGGCATACTCCTTTTCCAGCTTCTCGTCGCCTACGCCTTCAAACTTCCAAAGCCGTTTCGGCGCGGCGTAGCGGTGAACGATCTTCTGTATGTCATCCTCGAGTCGAGCTTTGATGTCTAGAAAGGCAGGTCGAACGCTAGTCTCGTCAATCTGTTTGCTTGTTGCGAGGCTGTGCAGGATCCCGGTTCCCCAAGCCGATCCGTCCACAGGATTCAACCGGAAATGAATGATTTCCTCAGCGGTGAACTCAACCTTGTCAGCTCCTATCTGCTGGATGTAGTTTTGAGCGCGTCCGCCGATCTTGCTTCGCAAGATGAACTTGATCGATGAGAGCGGCAGAATCTTTAGGGAGACAAGCTTGTTCTTGGCGAAGACCCTTTCCCAGAAACAGTTGCCTGACAAGACAACCTCTTTCGAGGTTTGCATGAGCAAGCCATCCATGTTCACCTCGTCACAGAAGCCGTCGATTATCTTCTTAGCCTCTTCGAATCCAGGTTCACAGACGGTGTAGAATCCTGCGCCTGCGATCTGTTCGCCTATGTAGTCAACAGACGCCATGACAGCCGGATCCTTGAGATAGTAGTCCACCAAAGCTGCGAGGCTGACTGGAGGCTGCTCTCCAACCCTTGCCTTCATAGCAGGAATGAATAGGCCTCTCTCAGATGTCGCCTCTTTAAGCGCCTCAGTTATCCTTCCTGGAAGCCGCTGAAACCTTTGAAACGTAGGGGTAGAAATCTTTCGAGTTATGGCTTGAAAGAATCCCTTGCCTCTCTCACTCAAGTCTCCTCGCCTCTCAAGGAGTAGTTGCGGATAACGAGGTTCGCCAATGCGCCTCGACGTGGTCCTTGGCCCCATTTGCGTGAAGCCATCGGACATCGAATCCTCCGAATGATCCAGCCTCGACCATTGTAGAGCTGACGAATCAGAGGATGATTGCCGTAAGTGAGAAGCCACTTGCCTTTGACTTGACGGAGCATAGTGGCGAGATCTCTGTGGTCCTGTTCGCCGAAGGTTCTAGGACGGGCCTGTTCAGTTTCCGGATAGGGCGGATCAAGGAAGAAGAAAGTCTTGTCGCTGTCCCAGTTCTTGATGCATCTCCTGAAATCTAGGCAGTCAACGTAGACGTGGCGTAGGCGCTCAGCCACGGCGTTGATTGTTTGAGCGCAGTTGGCCCATGCAGTAGCCTTGCGTTGGCGTGCCCTGCCGAAGGCCCATCCTGCATGCCACCTTCCTGAGAACGATGATCGCATACAGTAGTAGAATGCGACTGCTCTCTCGACAGGATGTGAGATCTTGCCCGAGTCGATTTGAGCCATGAACCTGTAGTAGAGTTCGCGGCTGTAGGGAAGCCACTCAAGCCGCTTCAGAAACTCATCTTTTCGATCTCGAACAACTGAGAAGAGGTTGACGAGTTCCTTGTCAACATCATTGTAAACCTCTACAGGGCTTCGTTCCATAGCGAAGAGAAGCGCAGCAGCGCCTCCGAAGACCTCGACATACGCGTCGTGCTCCGGAACGAGGGGAAGCAGCTTCTTGACTAAGAAGTGCTTTCCACCAAGATATGGGAAGAACCGAGAAGCGATCCAGAACTTCAAGCCTAACGCTTCCTACGCTCCAGCTATTCCTCAAGGTCGACCCTGCGGTCTCCTCCAGAGGTCAGATCTTGATGTGACCTGAAGATCGGTCTGTCTGTCACAGGTGGCCGCACACATGTTGATTGGAGGCTGTTCAGGTCATAGTTCGGTGTGTACCGATGAGCACACCGGGGTCGAGGACGCGCTCGCAGAGCGGTAACTCTGCGCCTTCGATGCCCTATGTCCGGCAACTGAGCGTTGACCAGGCCCTGCTTGATGCGGTTGATGACGGCCTGAATGTTCTTGGGGAGAACGTCAGACATCTGATCTACTATCACGTCGGGAAGGAGTTCCATGTGAGTCGTGAGGAGATACCTGAGAGGCTTGAAGCCTTCCATGAAGCTTTGGATAGCATCTTCGGTGCAGGAGCCAAAATCATCGAGCGAAGCATCGCCAGAAGCCTATATATCAGGTTCGGTTTGAGCTTCAAGGAGCACGAAGACTGGACGCTTGTCGACCACGTCAATGAGGTGAAGGATCGACAAGTGCAATGCCTTCTACTGGGCCTGCCTGAAAAAAGACAGGGTTCCACCATGGCTACTTGCTGACCCGAGGGGTTCGCATTTCTTCAAGGCTTCTTCTTCGATTGTTGCGCAATGTAGTATCGAACCTTGTCTGGGTCGACTTGGCAGAGATTGCATACGGGGATTGTTGCGACCTGTTTCGGGTTGACTCTCACTCTCAGGAAGGATATCTCGCTACGGTCGACTAGGCGTTTGCACATGACACATTGAATGAACTCTCGCTTGTTGGCCTTAGGCATTGAGATCATCCTCAGGTGGGGGAAAGACAGTTCTTTCTCCGGTTTCCGTATCAATGCGTTCGAGTAGTGGTCCCGAGATGACGATGCTTTTCTTCAGGTTCTCTAAGATTTGCTTAGCTTCTTTCCAAGAGTTGGCCTGAATCTCGGGGCCAGCCCAACGCCGACCATTGTGATCCACGTATTCGGTGAGAAAGATCGCCATGCTATCGCTTCCGAATCGGGATCAGAACAGGGGCCTCGCTTTCTCTACTTGCGTAGACACCTAGGGCGATCGCCCATAGTCGATCGTCATGGGTGCCTTCGGGATGCGAGAACTTGATGTTGCCATCCTTTGTGAGCTCGAACTTCTCTAGGTTGATTTCAGCAATGATCTCAGGGTCGTAAGGTAGCTGGAGCATGCGCGGATGGTTGCATTTCGGGTTGCCACAGCTCTCAACGCAGTTCTGCATCTGCTGTTTCATGTAGCCGAAGACTTCTTGTTTTGATTGCAGTGTGAGCATGACGCCTTCGACATTCACTAGCCCAGCTGACTTCATGTCTTCAACGATGTATTCGCCGACTCCTGTTTGGTCGACAAGGATCTTCTCAGGATTGAACCGTGAGGCGAGGACCTTGATGAATCCGATGACGCTGGCGTAAGGTGTCTCGAGTGGAAACCTTTTGACGAAGATGAGCTTCGAGATCTTGTCTTGCTTTCTGACCAGAGCGACAGCCGAGTAGTCGACTTTCTTGCCAAGGTCAGTGCCCACGAAATGCAAGAATCGCACTCTCATCGATCATGGCGAGGTCGGGGTCGATGCACTTCGTGATCAAGTCCTGCGGAAAGTAGCTGTCTTCGTCCTCGACAAACTCGGCATCGTACTCTCGTCGGAACCGTTCAATGGGGGTGACTTTGCGAACTTCTTCGATAAAGCTGGGCTCGATTGGCCCGTTCGGCTTGACGCAAGCTTGCCAAGGCACGTAATGCTTGCTCCAGCCTTTCGAGATCTCAGGATGCGAGTTGATCTTGTAGAAGACCGTATCCTTGCCCCAAGGCGTGCTTGAGGCAATCAAAGTTCCGTCGGTCGTTGCCATCATCGGATACAGAACGTTGTAGAAGATGATTTCATCGTCGCGAAAGAACGCCGCCTCGTCGATGAGGACCTGGTGCGCAGTATAGCCTCTTAGAAGATTTGGCGAACACGGGAGGGCAACCATCTGACTGCCATTCTTGAACCAGATGACCGTGCGCTGGACGTTGGCGACAACCTGCCTTCGAACCGCAGGATCCATAGCGTAGACGAAGGCTTGGACGCGGTCCATCATGATCATGCTTTACCGGAGCAATCTCAGTCGAGACTGCTTTGCCGGAGCGAAGGAGCCACGATCAGCGAGAGAGTGCGAGGATGTGTAGCTGCATACCATATGGCGCGGACCGCGATCGTCGTGGTTTTGCCTGCTTGTCGGCTCATGCGGACCGTGATGCGTTTCGACCGGTCGCATAGAACATTGATCTGATATTGAAATGGCGTGAACTTCAAGTACTGCTGAGCGAAGTACACGGGATCCTCAGCGATTCTTTGCTCTTCACCCTGTTGGTTTTCCGCCTTCTCCAGGTCCTGTAGGCGTTCCTCCGCTTCCCTTCGCCATTTTTCTGCTTGCTTCCAGAAGCTCAATTCTCTTGTCCATGCCCCCTATGGCACGTTGGATGTCATCCTTCTGAGCGTTGGAAAGTAGGCCATCGATGATCTGGCAGAGGTAGCCCATGACTTGGAAGATCCTCAGCCTCTGCTCAATGTCTTCCGTTTGCTGGGCCATGCGGTTCAGTTGTCGGGCTGCCTTGTCAAGGTCTTTGAGCCGTTTCCTTCGGAGAGTGGTTAGGTCAAGAGAGGCAACTTCGAACCTTAGCTGCCCTAGCAGTAGCTTGAGCTTCGTGATTATCGCCTCGTTCAAGGTTGGGTCACCCTGATGGGGGAGGGGTGGGCCCACCCCCCCTACCTGGGCCAGATATCCCTCAATCAGAGCTGAGACAACTTGTTGAGGGGTTAGCCCTCGGCTTCGGGCCTCGATCTCCAGCGCTTGAAGGATCTTCAAATCCAATCGTATTCTGAGTCGGGGGTTTCCTTTACCCGGCAA